CCACTTGCAATATCTGCACCAGATTGAACTAATTCTCTTAAACTAGCTGTAACTGATAGAGTGTTTACTAAAGTTCTACTATCTTGATCTGCTGATGTAAATAAAGCTCTAAATTTAAAATATCTTCCTCTAAACTGTCCTGTAGTAAAATTTTGGAATGAGCTAAAAGTAACATTATCATCACTTTTAGAAATTTGTAATATTGTATTACTATTCTGAACTGTCTTTCCATCAAAGGGATCTGGGCTACCACTATCTATATTTGTTGAACTACTTGGTCTACCATTATCAAAATATTCTGCCACATCTTCTACTATTTGTTGTACGTTAGATTCAAACTTTGCATTGAATATTGCTGGAAGTGTTATTGTATTTGTAAAGTCATAAGTTCCTGTGCTTGGTACAGATGATGATGGATTTCCTAATGTTCCTGTTGCAGTAAGACCAATATGATTGACAGAATTCTTTTGCACAATTTCTACATTAGATTTAGTTCCAGAAAATGATGTGTGTTCGTTTATTGTAGTTTCTGTTGTAAAGGCAGTAGGCTCAATATCCGATACAATTAAAGTTTCTTTAATAGATTGATTGCCAAATTTATCTTCGGCTTTAATTAGATAAGTTCCTTTTTGATAAGGCACACTTGCTGTAGTTGCTGGTCGTGCAATTTTATTTACTACATTTTTAGAGTTAATAAATGTTGCACCAGTTGTGTTAGGATTATGTTTTATTACATAGTAAGCAAGATCTAAATCTGTTACAGCATCCCAAGCTAAAACAGCTTGATCTCCAACTACATTTATAGAAAAGTTTTGAACATTAGCTGGATTTGCTGATAAACCCTCTACTGTATGAGTTTGTGTTATAAATTCTGATCTTACACCAGCAGTATTAACATATCTTGCTCTAACTGTATAAGTAGTTCCATCTTTAACATTTAATACTTCAAATCTTGATTGTTTACCTGATCCAACAGTTGTAAAATTAACGCCATCTTCTGAGAATTCGACTTCAAAGAAATCGAAAAAACTATCTGGTGGATCTAATTCTGATCCATCACCAGCAAAACCTAGTGATTGATCTAATAGTAATAAATCAATTGTTAATTTTGCTATTATAATTCCATCATTATATTCAACAATACTATCTGATAATGTCATAAAATTAACTACTTCTGACAGATCAATGGTTTCAAACGCATCTGGTAAATTTGTAGTTGGTGTTGATGATACTTGCTGTTTTGATGCCCAAGTGTAATGTGATGCTTGATACTCTACTAAGTTTAAATCTATTGTATAATCTTCGTTAAATGTGATTGCAGTAACTCTGAATGCTTTAGACGAAAACCCTAATGATGCGTGTGTTATATTTACTATTTCTCCAATACTTAAATCATAAGCATTAAAATCTGCTGTGATTTGTAACTCTAATGCTTCTCTTGATCTTCTTAGTATAATCTCTGCCATCTCCTCTGCTTGATAAGTTGATGTCAATGTAGGAAACTCAAATCTTCCCTCTAACAACACTCCACCATCAGCAGTTTTCATTGTCGAGTGTTGATCTGCACTTGGTAAACTACTATCGTCTAGTGGTGGAAACTGTGCTTGATCTACCTGAAAGGATCTTGCTGGATTAATATATGAAACTATAACTCTGTTAAATTTAGAATTTTTATCTGGGCTTGATAAAACATAACCACCAATGATATTATCTTCTGTTAAAGTTATTGAAGCTGTTCCTGTTGCTTCTATAATTAATTTATATTTACCTTGTGTGAATGGTAAAAAACCCCTACAACCTTTGATAAGTTCTCTTAAATTATCTATAACTTTTCTTCCTGTGTCTAAAACAAAATTTGTATCAAATATATTTATATCACTTGCACCTGAGAACGGTGTAACTTGTGTTGAACATACAACAGAAGCATCATAAAAACTTTGTAAATCAATATCTGTCGTTGCTAATCCTTTTCCGTATCTTTCGTTTCTTAAATAATCTAAAATACAAAATGCTGGATTGGTAGAATAAGTTGGTGATGACTCATTTAAACTAGAGTCTAATGTAACTATTTTTTTGCCTTTTAATTTAACTCTTACTTGTGGGATGCCACTAAATTTTTCTTGGTTCCATCTAAAACGTAATGCTAAATATGCAACACCTCTAAGTCTGTGGTTACTACCCCATGAAGATAAAGTAGATAACAAGCTTGATGAAGATTGACTATCACTACCGAAAAAAGGTTGCACCCTAATATATCTTGTACTTCCTTTTTTATAAAAAGAATCGTTTGAGTCTCTTATTACTCCATCAGATAAAGATCCTGTCCAACTAACTAATCTGTCATCTACAAATATTTGCTCTATTGAATTTATTTCTCCCTCACATAAAACTAAAGCCATATACAAATATAAATTTGCAGATCCAGAAGTTTCTAAAAATACTCTTGTTCCACCAACCATTCTCTCTCCGTAAATAATAGGAATAGAAGCATCATTGGATTGTTTATTTAATAGAATACCTTGTTCGTAATTATCTATTGCACTTGAACCAAATCCACCAGCACCACTATCGTCAAATGTTGGAAAAGATGGTGTTACCCATGAGACAGCTTTTTGAACTACATTAACAGCAGTTTTAACAACTTTTTTAACAACTCTTACTATTGGTTTTGTAGCTCTTTTAACTACTTTTTTTATTTTTTTTATAGGATTAAAACCACCCATTATAACCAACCTTTTTTTGTAGTTCTTTTGACAACTCTTATTATCTTATCATCTTTTATTCTTAACCAATTAATTTCTTTTCCTATTCCAAATTTTTTAGTTAAAAATGATTTAGTCCATTTCATTATGTTTTTAAGATTTGATATACATACAGTTTCTATATGCCAAAGATTATTACCTGAATTCCAATCCTCATTATTGATAATTCCTGTTTGTTTGAATTTGTTGTGTGCATCATCAGATAACAAAGCCCAATTTGTAAAACCTATAAGTTCATTTTTAAGATAATGTTTTTTGTATTGATTCAAAACAATACTTGGTGACAAATAAGATATTAAGTCATCATCTAAAGAAACATCAAATTTACTATAATTTCTGTAAAGTGAAATTATATCTTTCATTATTTTCTACCCCATCTAATATCTTTGACTACTTCTGATGCGAAATCAAAACCAACATCTGAACTAAAAAATCTTTGTTGTGAAGTATTGTTTGTTTTTCTACCAGATCTTTTATCAAAGTCCGCCCAATGTGATACTACTTTTAAATTTAATAAACTTTGTGTTTGGTTCTCGTTTATATCAAATCCATCTATTGTTCCTTTGTATAATAATATAGGATCTGCAATCAGAGCATTTGAACTGTTTAATATTCCTCTATGGATTGTAACGCTATCGTTGATAACATTTTCATTTAAAACAACTGATATAAAGGTTGTGTTTGCACCTGATAATGTAAGATTTAGTGTACCTTTTGTAAGGTCTGTCTGCTCGTTGAAGCTTGATATATCTAATATAAAATCACTAGCAGAATATGTAACAGACGATCCAGAGACAGAAGAAGTTAGCGAAAAAGAGCAATCAGTAATATTAACAGGAGTGCCGAAACCAATGGTGATAAGGTGTACGGGTCTAATATCATTTGTTGCTAGTTGGTTTTTTACTGCTGTCGTTAAGCTTCTCGTCATGTTCCTCGTAAGTTGTTCTAATTATGTTCTCTGACCCTTTTAACATAGTAAAATTAAATTTGCTATCAGGTTTCTTATAGTCTTTAAGATCGTTTGTATTAGTGTCTATTTGATCTTCTGTAACGATAGCTTCTGCAACAAACTCAGCACTAATTAAGTGCGTAATTTTATATTTTTTCATTAAAGAGCTTCTTCAACATCTAATTCAAACTGGTATAACAAATCTCCATCTTTTGTTGCACCTACAGCACCAAACTCTTGAACATCATTAGTAAGATAAACTGTAAATGGAACATTATCATAAGTTACAACTTCGTTATCTGCTAAAGTGTTTATTAATGGTGGCTCTATT